TACTTCACCAACTGGGACTCGAAAAAGATCGCGGTACCCAGCTTTGAGATACCGGATCACTGGCCGCTTTTTGGCGGCATGGACTACGGCGAGGCGGCCGCGACCAGCTATGGACTCTATACCGTCGATTACGACGGCAACGTCTACCGGCTGGTGGAGTATTACCAGAACAACGCGACCGCGTCGCAGCACGCCAACCGCATTGCCCAGATGATCGAGAGTTGCCCCTTTACCGGCGGTAGGTATCCGCAGGCGACGTATGCGGACCCAAGTATGTTTGTGAAAAGGCGCTTGAGTGAGGTGATCAACCATTCACCCGCCGATGTCTTCGCTGACCACGGCATCTTTCTGACGCGTGCCAACAACGACCGCGTCACCGGCTGGCGCGTCTTGAACGACGCGTTGATCAAGGAACGTTTCTATTGCTTCAATGGCTGGAACGACGCGCTGATGCGGACGATGCCGACGCTGCCGCGCAGCAGCAAGAACCCTGAAGACCTCGATACGACGGCCGAGGATCACGCCGCCGACGAGTTGCGCTACGCCATGATGCACGTTTACAAGCCGCACCAGCAAAAAGAGCCGGAACCGTACGAAGGCACCGGCCAGGAGATGATCGACGAGTTAGCTACCCAGACCGGCCGCCGCAGTGGCCGCTACGCCAACGCGTAACACGACCGTTTTTACGGCATACGATACGAGACGACGATGAAAGGTTTTAACGGTACGCCCCACTCGACGAAGACCAAACCCAAGTCCAACAAGACGCGCGTCAAGCCCCGTCCGGCCGGTGCCGACAACCTCAAAGCCGGAAAGAGCAAAAAGTAATGCCCAAGGTCGGATCGAAGCATTACGCGTATACCCCCCGTGGATACGCAGCCGCTAAGAAAGCGGCTAAAGCGACGGGTAAGAAGATTACCAACACCAAGAAGCGTACGCCAAAAAAGAAGTAGGGGTTTCGTGAAGCAAAGCCAGATCGAATTTTGGCAAGGCTCGATAGAAAACGGCCGTAAGTATATGCGCGACCGCCATAAGACATGGCGTCGTCTGCTGAAGACGTACGACCTCGACTTCGACGTGCCAGGGTTAGGCGACGACAAGATCGTCAAGATCTCGCGGATGTACCCCCTCGCACGCCAGATCATTGCGTCGGTGAGCTTCAACTACCCCCATGTATACTTCAAAGTAGACGAGCCGCAGCGCGAGTTTGCCTCTGAGATCTTAGAGCGCGTCGCCAATGCGGCGCTGGAGCAGATGGATGCTAAGTCCGAGGTGCAGCAGTGCATCTTCGACGCCCTTTTCTGTAGTGTAGGGTGGCTCAAGTTCGGTTACAACCCCCCAGGCGACGAGGACATCGAAGCGCCCTATGTGGTGAACGACTCGATGGAGAACGACTTTCCATACTGTCAGCGCATCTCGCCGTTCAATATCTACCTGGACCCCTTAACGCCCCCTCACAAACTCTCGCACGCCCGTTTCATCATCGAGAAGATGCTGGTGCCGCTGGAGTTCGCGAAAGAGGACACGCGTTTCGTCAACCGACGCCAGATCCAGCCGATGTCGGAAGACGCCGCCGGTGAGGGCATGATGTACGATTTCGAGGACGCCGCCCACTCCGACGAACACGACGCCGTCACCGCCTCCAAAGAGCGCGGCAAGATGGTCTGCCTGTATGAGATCCACGACCGCATCCACAAAAAGCGCATCACCTTTGCCGACGGTGTCAAAGAGCCGATAGAAGAGGTCGATCACCCGATGAGGGCCATGGAGGCGGTGACGCAACCCGACCCCTTCACCGGCGAGCCGATGATGACGGGTGAGTTTGAGCCGTCCGGCGGTTACCTCGTCGATGGCGGCTTTCCGTACTACGCGATGAAATTTGATCAGACCGAGAAGAGCTTCTACGGGCAACCGCCGATGGCGTATGTCGAGGACACGCAAAGCCTTATCGTCGAGTCGGTGTCGAGACGGGCCGACCTGCTGAAGCGTTTCCAGCGCATCGTCCTCGCCAGCCGCCGTGAGCGCGAAGCCAACCAAGACCTAGGCGACACCCTGGAAGAGGGCCGCGACGGCGAGATCATATGGGTGGAAGACCCCGCCACCGCGATGAGGGGCGTGGACTTTGGCTCGATACCGCCCGACCAGATCGGCCTGGAGAACACAGCGGCCGCCTACGAGGAGCAAAGTCTCAACGTCAGCCAGATGGCGATGGGCGGCGGCCCCAAGGTCACGGCAACCCAGGCGTCATTGCAAGCCTCTTTCTCGCAGGTCAACCGCGAGTGGATGCAACTGCGCGTAGCCGACTGCTACAGGACTATCGTCCGCAACTCCTTGCGGATGATGGCCGACCCGCGCTACACCCCCGAAAACTTCTTGATCAACGTCGCCCAGAACGAGGCCGACCCCGTCTTTGAGGCGGTCGATGCCAACCTGCTGCGCGTGCGCTTCAAGGTCGAGATCCAGGCCGGTTCGATGCAGCCGCTGACGGAGCAGTTGGAGCGCGAGGATGCGCTGCAACTCTTCAACTTCACCATCGGGCTGCCGGAGATCAACCGGATGGAAGCGATCAAAGGCTTGCTGAAGGCGTTTCGCGTCCAAGACCCCGACAAGTACTTGGGCCAGGCGCAAAACGCCGACGCCATCAAGGCCGCGAACCTCGAAAACATCGCTTACCTCCTCGCCGGTGGCGACCCTGGCGTCACGCCGGAGGAAGACCACCAGATCCACATCCAGACTCATCAGACTATACAGCAGTTGCCGCAGTTCCAACAACTCCTACCCGCGCAGCAGCAGCAGGTCATGCAAGTCGCCCAGACTCATATGGGGCAGCACCAGCAGTATCTCGAACAGATGGCAGGCGGCGGCGCACCGCAGGCGGCCGGTGCCGACGGCGCTCAAGCCAGCGAAGGCGCTGGCGGCATCGTCAGCCTCGTACGGTCGCAGGCGCAGGAGATGAGCCAAGCCGTGCAACGCGCACCAGGACAAGGCTAACCCATGATATTCCACGACTTTGAGTGTGATAGCTGCGGCCATAACATGACCGATGTGGCGTTTAATAGCTATAAGACGATCAAGCGCGAGATCGCCTGCGCCGAGTGCGGCGAGTCCGCATCGATGCGCTTTCGTAAGAACAACCTCATACACCACGACCACTCGTCGATGTACGGCCGCTACCACGCTGGTTTCGGCGAGGTCGTGAAAAGCTATTCTCACAAATTAGAACTGATGAAGAAGTACAACGTGGTCGAGTCGTCCGACGCCGTCGGCGGCTCACGCAACCATATCACCTCCGACGTAACCAACCCTGCTCCACGCAGCAGCGAACCGATCTATTGGGGCGACACGCCCGATAGCGCGATAGCGGCTGCCGAGCAGGCCACAAAGGAGAAATAAAGGATGTCCGAAGGATTACTAGACTTGGACTCCGGCAGCGACGACGCGGCACCCGACACTGGCGCTTCCGAGGACTCGACGAACACCGTCGAACTCTTTGAAGACACCCAGGATGCGGCCCCGTCTGATGAAGCTGGACACTCTGACGGCGAGACATCGGATTTCGATCCGGCGCAGACGGATTGGCTTCGCGCCGATCTGGACTCCGTGCCGCAGCAGTACCAACCGCTGGTGCCGCTGGCGAAGAACCTACAAGCGCAATTCACGCGTACGCAGCAAGACCTTGCAGACCAGCGCAACCAGCTTGCTACGGAACGCAACGAGTGGGCCGGACGCATACAGCAGATGGCTTCGCCCCCGCCGCCACCCAACCCCATCGATCAGATGAGGGCGAATGTGTCGGAAGACGAGCAGCGCGGCATCGACGCCGTGCAGCAGATCGTCCAACACCAGGTCGGCGGCCACATCAACGGACTGACGCAGCAGGTGCAAGCCTTGCAGGGTCAGTTGCAAAACGCCAACCAGTATGTCCAGCACCAGCAGACCGCGTATATCGGCCAGCAGGTGCAGGAGGCGCGTGATGTGTATGGGCCGGATCTGGACGGCTATACCGACCAGATCGTCGCTACGACGAAGATCGCCAACCCCAACACGGGGCAGGCGTATACGGTGAAGGAAGCGTATGAACTGCACGCTGGCGTAACGGCAGAAAACGCCGCCAACGTCCGGCAGCAGAATACGCAGACCAAGCGACAAAGCAAGCGTGCGGTGCGCTCGACCCAAGGGGTTGACGCCAGCGAGGAAGGCGGTCCGTTGTCCGACAACGACGTGTTGTCGGGTCTAGCCAACCTTGGATTTGAGTAATGGCCCATACAAAGCGTTTAAACGGGCTGTATATTGCTTGAGGCAATGTACTAAGTAAAGGAC